CCTTTTTATATAGATTTAATAAACACGATTTTCCTGCTAAAAAACTGGCGGAAAAACCGAAAATTCATGCAAAAAGTGCGGACTGTTGTTCGGGGGAGTATTAATCGTTGTCCGGGGAGGTCTTAGCGAACTTTCCGCACTATGTTTGATGGGGGATACTCATTTTAAAATTCCTACAAAACCGATTTGAGAAATTGATTTGAAAAAAATCTTCCAACTTTTTGGTCAAAAGTTGGAATTTACTTGCCGCTTTTTTCATATAATATTGATAACGAATAGGCAAGCAAAAAAGTTGGAATTTTTATATAACTATAGAGTATATATTAGTGTTATATAAAAATTCCAACTTTTTGCAAAGTAAAAGGAGCATATATTATGGAATTAAAGTTAGGTAAAATGACTAACAAAGAATTATCTGAATGGATGGGAATTAGTTCTAATTGTTTTGCAAAAATGAAAGAGAAGAAGTATGAAGAATTAAAGGTTTTTGCAGAATATCATTTTGATGGTAAAAAAGTAGTTATTGATAAAATATTAAATCCTGTGTATTCAAAGAAGGGTAGCGATGCTTATCAAAAAATTAAAGATAGAATTGATGAGGTATGGAGTCCAACTGGATTAGACTCTTGTAAGAATGTAAGTACAAAGATAAAAGCTTTTTATGGAGATGATTTAAGCGTGGGAGATACAACAACTTATTTATATACAACTAGAGGTAGAAATGAATTATATGGTAAACCATTTGAAGCTGGAGGCTCTTTAGGCAGTTGTACTTATATGTGGTGTAAAAAGGGTGATGATGGTATGTTAGTTCCACTTACTCCTGAAGAAGAGACGATAAAAGCTAATTTGATAAAGAAGTATTTTGGTAATGCAGATGAAAAACAGATTATAGTTAGCGGAATGGTTGAATCGGGGGAGATAAAGAAAGAAGAAGCGTGGGATATATTGACTGAGTTGACGAATATGAAGGGTGAGAATTTTATGATGTTTTTAGGCGAACTGCAGGAGAAATTGGATTGTAAAATTGTAAGGGGAACAATGGTTACTAGGAATAAAGATGTAGCTGAGATTGAAGAGAAGAGTGCTTTTTAACGAAGGTCCTCTGCGAGGCCTTCGTTGCGAAAAAGTGGATTTTTTTGTTACCACTTATATTACTATGTAGTGAAAAAATTATCTACTTTTTTATTAAGGTAAGAGAGAAGTGGGGAGAAAGGGAGAGTAGGAGTAGAAGATGGAATAGGAAATGGGAAAATAGGAAAATAGGAAAATAGGAAAATTAGTGGTGTGTGGTGCGCAGCCCCTACCTAGCTACATCCTTCTATAATTTACACCCGGTCGCTCCCGTCTTCACTTTTCAAGGTACTAAAAATTTAATGAAGATAAAATGTAGCTTTAGCTACATTTTATCTTCTAGGCATTGCCAACTTGTTGGCAAGGCCCTCTCCATTATCTTTATATAATAATTATAATATATTTTTTTATAAATGTCAAGCCTTTGAAAAAAGGCTTTTTTTAATATTATATCATATTTTTTTATATATGTCAAATAGTGCGGACCAGGGTTTTCGGGATTTTGCCGATATAGGACCAAACCAAACAATTGGGAAAAAATCGCATATAGGGAGGGTCGAGCGGGCGATACGGCCCAAGCCGTAGGCTCGCGCCGCGCTATTATAGCACAACTCCGCCGCATTGTCAATAGTTAAATTGCACAAAAAAAGTGCGGATAATTCCGCACTTTTCTAACTCGCCGCCTACAGATAGATTTCATACACCTTTCTAATTTTTACATTTACAACAGTAGGCTTTTCCGCGCACACGAATCTATCATTTCTGATATACTCGCCAACACCTTCATCTTTCCAATCACTCTTGTTATAATCCTCATATCGTAATGTATTGTACTTACTCATAGGTCTCCACCAATCATAGACAAACTCTTCATTCTCTCCGAATGGGTGGTTAGGTGTGGTCTGATACTTTCTATTGTGTTCCTTTCTTCTACGTTCCAGGTCATTAGTAGTTCCTATCTTGAGAATGTAGTTACCCTCATTATCAATATAGTGACCAACATACAAAAACTCCTTATTCAATTATTTATACCTCTCTTTCATTTGATAAGTTAATTATAGCACATTCTAGGAAAAAGTCCATTGTACAAAATGCACAAAAATGCGGCAGAAAATTTGTTAAATCTGCCTATTGACAAAAACTCGGCCTGGGTCGCTCGTCGACCAGCCGCACATTATACCACATTTCTTTTCTCTTGTCAATAGGCAAAATACACAAAAAAATCAGCAATTTTTTGTTAAAATTGCTGATTTCTAATCATTTTTCCTTATTTACTTGACTTTTTTGGAGGTCTATGCTCCACAATGTCGATTTTGAACCTCTTGTCATTAATTTTTAATTCAATTTCCTTGTAATTCTTCACAATTTCTACATTTTCATAGTAATTATCAAGACCTTCAAAGATTAAATTGAATAAATCAACCTTTTCTGCACTCACTTTTATTTCTTTTGGCTTTCGCTCCTTGCGTGGTGCGTCTGCTTGTGCATTTGGTAAAATGCGTTTTGCGTTGATTTCCATTTTTGCCATTTCAAGTGCGTCCTCAAATTCTATCGACTCTCCGTCCTTTTCGCACTCTGCCATTATTTGATTGGCTAACTTTTCAATATCCGTCATTGTGAACACTCCCTTCTATTTGGGGTAGCGTGTCGGTGCTACCCCTTCTACCTTTTACCCATTAGGCAAGTGAGTAAATCGACTTGCCCTTAACAGTATTCTTTACAACATCACCACTTGCTACTAACTTTGTAACAATAGGTGTTACCTTCTGTGGTACGAACTCCTTAAGGGAAGGTGTAGCCTTGATAATCTCAGAGATTGTCATACCCTGCGAACCTTCAAGAGTAGCCTTTACATCTGCCATAAACTTAATTGTTTCGTCAGATACCTTAGACTTCTTTGCTGAAGCCTTCTTGTTGATAAGGTCAATCTCGTGATTAGCGAACTCCTCAACAGAGAACTTCTCTCCATTAACCTCTAACTCTACTCCCTCAAGAGCCTTGATGATTGCGTTGAACTTCTGTACCTTTGTAATCTTTGTTGCGTTTGCCATAGTTAATGACCACCTTTCTTAAAATAAAATTTGTTTTGTTCTTTACATTTACTATTATACTACTTAAGTTATAAGTTGTCAAGAAGTTTTTTTAAAAAATTTGCAACTTTCTTAAATGGCGGAAAAATCTCGTTTCTGTTATACCCTGTCGACTATAGGTTTCTTCTCTCTATCTTTCAGACCCCTTCTTGACTTCCTTATGTATTAAGTATATCATAAGATTTTAGGTTTGTCAACAACTTTTTTGAATTTTTTTAAAATTCTTTTTGCCATTCGGCTTTGTTGCTTTCCTTTATCTTATGTACTTATTATACAGAATTTTTTTACAAATGTATACTGGCAGATTGCACAAATTTTGGGAATGCGGCGGGTTAAAATTTGTGCAAAAAATCTATTGACAAAATGTGCGGGAGGTGGTATAATGGAAAGTTGGGCCTGGGGCGAGAGCCAACGGCCCGCACATTATAACACAAATAGGGGTTGTTGTCAACCCCTAATCTTCATATTTTTTCATTTCCTTTCTATCCTTTTCCGCCTTACGCCCTTTCTTTTTATATTTTTCACTCTGCCAAACTCCCGTTCCCGTTTGGTATGGGTTGTACTTTGGTGTGATTGTTTTCTGTGGTACTTCTATTGTCATTATTGTTGCCATTGTTTCTACCTCTCTTTCTACTCTATATCATACCACTTTTCGTTAGCATAGTCAACCATCATTCGTGCGTGAAATGGAAACATTTTACGACTTGCTATCCACAGTAGCCACTGATAAATCTGATACTTATCTTCAATTAAATCTGTTTTATCTTCCCAGTTACTAAACCTATCTATTGAGTCTGGGTGTTTTGTACTAGCACCCCAACATTCACAAACATAATCGTTCTCTTCATCTTGATAAACCTTAATCATATTTTCCTCACTTTCTAATTTTGCAATTACTCTATCAACCTCTTGTTAAATATATTATATACTTTATATGGGAAATGGTCAATTGGTCACTGTTACTAAAATTAGCTCTCAAAATTTGTGAAACATTACCACTTGACAAAAAACAGGGCGCGCCGAAGGTAAGCGCCCCGCCATTTTACCACGCCGCCGAAAATTTGTCAATAGTCATTTTCAACAAAAATAGGCAGAATACTTTGTGCATTCTGCCTATTGACTTTTGTGGGGAATTAACCCCATAACTTACCATTCATTGACTTGTGCTTTCTGTAACAGTAGGCTAAAATCTCCTTTTCAATCATTACATCTGCCAAACCTTGATGTTCTTCTTCAAAATCGTGTTCGCCACTAATAAATCTATAAATGATTTCGGCTGTCAATCTTACCTGACCATTTTTTGTGAGGTAGTCGTTCTCTTCACAAAACTTTCTATAAGTTGGCATTGGTGCGATTAACTGTCTAGCAAGTTTTAAAGTATCGCAAATCTCTACACCATAAGGGAAAAAGTATCTACAACGATTTTCTGTTGTGTATCTCTGTGTAGTGTTTAATGTGTTATAGTCAAAAAACATATTATGAGCATAAATCTCTGTAATACCAAAAAGCTCGATTTCATACTTTAAAATCTGCTTAATGTCGTACAGACTAGCAACATATCTTTCGCCGTTCTTAATATCTTCATAATACTTTGGTAACTTGTCTGCATAGTAGGCACTCTGCATAAGTTCCTGTTCGTGATAGAAAATATCCTTAACAACAAAACTATGTGACCTATAGACATTACCTCTCTTGTCAACTACTGCCCAGCCTATATCGTATGCCAACATATTTTTAGGGTTGACCTCTGGTGTTCTCACGAGTGGGCAAGTTTCTGTGTCAAGTACGATTTTGTAACTAATTCTTTTATCCATTTTTTTAAATACCTCTTTTCTTTTCTTTACATTATTAATTATATCAGTTGCTGACTAATTTGTCAACAACTTTTTTAATTCTTTTAAAATATTTTCATTTGCGTTGATTGTATCGCCTAAATACCACTGGTTTCTGTTTGGCTCTTCATCATCAACTAAAATTCCGTTGCCATACTCTCTACAAGTATCAGCCTTGCACACTCCATAAGGTGTTACAATAATTTCATCAAGAAGATTTGTTAAACCTCTTTCGGCTAACCATTTTTCTTTAGCAAGTCTTACTTGATTATCAAAATCAAGGTTATGTGCCTTGCTTGACCAACTGATAATACCTAAATTGTAACCACTCATTTTAAGTTCAACAAGAACATTCACAAGGTCTACGAGTTTGTACATATCTTTTGCTAACTCATAAGGTCTAGTTCTGAAAGCAACTAAATCATCTAACCAACCATTTACACCATACAAATCTGCGATTGTTCCGTCCATATCAAACCAAATCCATTTACTCATATCTCTTTACTTCCTTTCCTTTATCTTATATATAGATTATACACCCACCATTACAGATTGTCTAGTAGTAAAAGTGCACAAATTTCGGGAGCGGCAGAAATAAAAATTTGTGCAAATTTTCCCTTGACAAAATAGCCAGGAGTATGGTATAATGGAATTTCGGCCCGAAGCTGCTGCGCACGGGCCTTCAATTTTACCATACTTGCCACACAGCTGTCAATAGGCAATTTGCACAAAAAAGAGGCGTTTCCACCCTCTCCTAAACATAAATTATCTTCTTGTAGGTATTCATTCATTCTCTTTACCTCACTTTCTATTATTATTAGAGTCACTGGCAATTTGCTTTCACTCTGTAAGGTACATAATGACAGTTATGTATTTTTCCTCCAACAAGTTACACCATCACAAATTGCCAAAGTACATTCACCTAATAAAATTTCTGTCAAAATTTTTATTCGGCTTTTCCTTAACTCTATAATTAATTATAACATTTTATTTATTATTTGTCAACTCTTTATTCCTAAATACTTGATTAAAAGTAGCCCAACTGTGATGGCTGTACAAGTGCAATCTTTTACTTTGTCACTCATAGGTCTACCAAGAGCAAAGCACCTAGCAACTGAAATAAGGTTTGCGGCGAGGTAGACTCCTTGACCTAGATAGAAGAGTGAGCCGACAGTGCACTGACCTACTATTAATAATACTAATGTTACATACTGTAAATTTTCCCAAAATCTTCTCATTTGATTTACTTCCTTTCCTTTACTATGTATTTAGTATATCATTATTATAGGAAACTGTCTAGTAGGCATATTGCACAAAATTCACAGCAAAAATTTGGTAAATCTACCCATTGACAAGAACACAGGGCCGCTCGAACCATCGCGGCCCGCACAATTTTACCACTTTTTTGAATTTTTGTCAATAGGCAAAATCAACAAAAAAGGCAAGTTGTTTTTATGCAACTTGCCCTTTTTAGAAGGAAGGTAAAGTAATATTGATTTAGAGGTGCGGACGGGGCTTCGAAACCCCGTTCGAGCTTTACGCCCACCGACCGACTCGCCGCACTATTTAACCTTTTTAGGTCTATGCTTTATCAGTGAGATTGAGTAATTGCTACCACCTAATTTGAAAGTGATTTCTTTCTGTGGATTTGCTATTGTGAGTTCGTCAACCTCAATGTTCTGCTCAATGACTTCTTTTAAAGTCTGAATAAAGGCAACCTTTTCATCATCAAGTTTGACTTCTCTCTTGGTCTTTGGCTTTTTCTCAACCTCTGCCTGGGTGTAGTTTTTAATCTCTTTTGCACCCATTTCCATTCGAGCCATCTCAAGTGCTTCTTCTCTTGAAACTTCCTCGCCATCTTCTAAAGCCTCATTATAAATTTCATCTGCTAACTGTTCAAGTGTCTTTGCCATTTGATTATCTTCCTTTCTCTTTTGATAATCTTATTATACTAGATTTGAAAAGGTTTGTCAAGGGGGAATTTTCATTCCCCAACCTTACTAGCAAGACTTGTAAAGTGACTTACCCTTTACAACCTCTTTAGAGGCTGTACCCTCTGCCACCAACTTTGTGAGGATTGGTGTAATCTTCTGAGGTACATACTCTCTCAAGTCCTCGCAAGACTTGATAATCTCTGAAACTGTCTTACCCTCTGAAGTAAGAGCACCTCTTACCTTATCCATAAGAGCGATAGTTTCATCAGAAACCTTTGTCTTCTTTGATGAAGCCTTTTTCTGAATTAACTCTACCTCGTGAGCACAGAACTTTTCAACCGAGAACTTCTCTCCATCAACCTCGAGTGACATACCCTCAAGTGCCTTTGCAACTGCCTCAAACTTCTGAACCTTTGTAATCTTCTTCTCTGCCATAGTTAATGACCACCTTTCTTTTAATTAATTGTTTTCTTTTGTTTACATCTTTATTATACTATATTTAATTGTTTGTGTCAAGCACTTTTTTGAATTTTTTATTGAGTTTTCAAACTCTGAAATTGTCTGTCAAGGTTTGCCTTGTGCGCACTCGAACAGTTTACTGTCCGTTTAGGTTGTCCTTGCTCTTTCAAGACGCTTTCCTTATCTTTTGTATCTTTATTATATCATAGTGCTTTCTGTTTGTCAACTACTTTTTTTATTTTTTTTGAGTTAGGTTTTTGTTGACTTCCTCATCTCTATGTATTTATTATATCAAAAATTTTTAAATTTGGCAACTGTGCAGAATGACCAAATTTCGGGATCCCCTAGCGAAAAAATTTGTGCAAATTTTCTATTGACAAATATGCTGAGGTGTGGTATAATGGTGAATTCGCCGCGCCACAGACCAGCGCGGCGCGCTCAAAAGTCAATAGGCAATTTTAACAAAAAATAAGGGCATTTCTGCCCTTATCCTCAAACCTCGTCGATTAAGACTACCTCATACGACTGTCCGCTTTCCTTTGCTTCCTTTAATGTCTTTACTACTGTTCCATCATTTAACTTATACACCAATGCTCTCATTTTCTTTACCTCTCTTTCATCATTACTTCATCAAGTGCGCGACAACACTCAATAAGTGATATCAATTCCTCTTTTTCATCACTGTCTAACTGAACATCAGGTTCATCCGCAACATTAAATAAAATTTCTAAATAACTTGCAATATCATCAAATTTTGTATGCATTTTTCCTACCTCTCTTTCTATTGTTATTATACCATAGGGGTTGAAAGTTGTCAACCCCTTTTTATTATTCAAATAACTCTTTTGGGAGTGGCTTTTTAAGTAATCTAGCCAAAGCGATTGCCTTACCTACTACCATATCAAATCTATCATCTGTACTACAAATTGCAATGCCAGGTTTTTCTGAAGGGCGAGCAAGGTTGCAAGCAATGACGATACGACTGTCTACACCTTTAAAGGCAATCAGTGATGACCAATTACGACGTACAAAATTATCTGCCCATTCGTGAGCATCAAACTTTTCCTTAATAAATACTGCGTTACCTCTAATTACAACTTCCTCATTTTCCTTGAGAATTGCAATTCTTTTCATTGTCTTTTCCTCTGTATAAACTTTTCTTGCCATACTATTTACCTCTCTTTCATTTCTTTATATAATTATTATAACATTAAATTTTTTATTTGTCAACACTTTTTTACTTTCTTACTTTGGAAGGGTAAGGGCTTTCGCAATACCAACCTTGTTGGCAAGTCTGATATTGTACTTCCACCCTTATTGCCTTCCTTCTATTATTAGTATATCAGATTATAGGGAAAATACAATAGTGCAAGTTGCACAAAATTTCCAATGAAAAATTATGCAATTTACCACTTGACAGCCAACACAGGGCGCGGCGACCATTGCCGCGCCGCCAATTTTACCATACTTTTCTTCTGTTGTCAATAGGCAAATTGTACAAAAAATGGGCTATATCAGCCCATTTAATTTGTAGAAATTTAATATTGCAGGTTGTAATTTTTCTTCCCACATTTTGCGAATGTCCTCATAATTCTCATTCATAAAATTAACTGCCCACTTGTTCGCTTCTTTTTCATCAGCCAATCTCCAATACTCACTTTGTATCTTGTATAAATCTTTTATTGATTTATATCTTCGCTCTGCGAGTTCTTCTTTTCTTAACTGTGATACCTGATACCAGTCATCATCAATATCGTCAAGTGTTGCCCAATGTCCAACTTCGTGAAACCAACTGATAAGAAATACATCACAAGTGTATTCAAGTCCTAAATTAATAAAACAATTTAGAAAAAAATCTTCTGTGTAAGGTAAGCCTATAAGAGTGTAGGTTATAAGTGAATTTGGATAACAATAACAAAATTCTGAACCAATCTGACATCTACAATCAATATCGTGTTCTGCCATAAACTTATTCATAATTCTTGTAATCTGTGCTAGACCTTTCATATTAGTTATCCCCTTTCAAAGTATGATGGAAAATCTTTTTCAAACTGTGTAAGCACTCTCTGTGCTTCTAACTCTGCTAACTCTCTGTCTAATTCATCTACATACATATCGAACATTTTCTTTACCTCTTTTCTTTTCTTTATATATACATTATACTACGGGTTGACTAGTTTGTCAACCCTTTTTCTATATCTTTTTTACTAGGTTTCCACTCGCCGCTCGCAAACTTCTCTCGCTTAATCTCGTCATAGCGGACCGCCGCATCTTGCTCAATCTTTTCTTTATCGTAGGCTCTAACCTTTACTTTTAAAAAACTCATTTTCTGCAAGTCCTTGCCTGTTAATCCTCTCTTGATACAAATTTTTTCTGTGCCTTGCGCAATTATCTTTTTCTTATAATCTGCATTTGGTGTAAGGTCAAAATTGCCTATCTGTTCAAAGTTCACTATTGTTGAAAGTGGCTTATATTTATTTGTTGTGCAAATTAATGTCACTTGATACTGTTTCTTCATATTAATCACGCTCCTTCATTCTCTCTTTAAAATTCTTTCTAATAATTGCTAAGGCTATTTTCTCTGCCTCTTTGTATGAGATATTATCTCTTTCCTTTATTCTCTTGACTAATCTAATATATATTATTTTACTTGCTTTACTACTCATTTTAATACCTCCATGAATCTAAATGCTCTTTCAAGCACTTCAATCTGTGTATCATTTAATGCTGTGCAATCAATAGTAAATGTGTTGCCAATCTGTTTATAGGTAATTCCCTGGAGAACCTCAAGAAAACTATTAAACCATCTTGCTCTCTCTTTTGTTTCTAAGTCAAATTCGTATACCATCTGCATTTACCATTCCTTTCCTTTACTGTAATTTAATTATACAATAATTTTTTAAATTTGTCTATTGTGCGGAATGTACAAGTTTTGGGATAAAAATTTGTGCATATTTTTTGCATTTTTCTCTTGACAAATGTGGCTGGCTGTGATATAATGGTAAATTCGGCGCGGGACGAACCACCGCGCGCCGACAAATAAAAAATTAGAGAGGTCGCCGCACCTCTCTCTTCGAGTCCTCCCCATTAGTTCGTTACTCGTTATTATAGGCATGATTTCGTGGGCATTGAGGAACCCCAAATCTCTCTATCCTCGTATCCTCAATACTGATAGAGTCGCATGGAGTAAGTGGGGTTCGAACCCACAATACCAAACACTAATCGCAAACCTTGCAAGGTTTTTCATTGCTTTTGTGTATTTCAAGTTACTCCATTGATAAAGGATTACTCCGATTAACTTTTCAATCTAGTCCTAAAGGCTTTCTCTCTAGGCTCTGCTACTGAGTGTCTTTCTTTCCTTTATCTTGATTTAATTATATCACTTGATGTGATACTTGTCAAGAGGTTTTTTAAAACTTTTTTAAGTTTAGGTGGTACAGCCAACCTGTGTGTACCTTTCCCTCTTGACATTATTATAATACCACATTACAGGAGTAAATACAATGTACAAATTGCACAAAAATCACAGCTAAAATTTAGCAGATCTGCCTACTTGACAAAATACGCCGGCCCACAATCGTGCGCCGGGCGCCAAAAAGTCAAGTGTAAAATTGCACAAAAAATAAGGGTCGCCGCCCTCATTTTTTAGTCAATATAGAGATTGACAATCTCAATGATTGTATCAATCTCTTTCTTTCCCATTGGGAGCCAAGAGCTAACAGTGAAGATAAATCTATCTTCATCTAATTCACTCCAGTAGCAAAGAACATTAACGCTAGTAGCTTGTAGGATACTACCTAAAACAGCTGGACTAATTTTTTCATAACTAATAACTCTCTGCATAACATTCACCTCTCTTAACAATCATAAGTATAGCAACCACAATAAGGGTCAAAACCAAAGTCATCATCAATGTCGCCTGGCTCGTCATAGTCATCATCATCTGATGCTATCCAAGCGTCATCGCCGCCTCTCTGAAGGCGTCCACACACTTCCTCAGCCTCATTAAGGTCCTCATATTCTCCATAAATACCATCTTCACATAATACATACCACATACTAAATACCTACCTTTCCTTTGATAAGATTATAATACCATATTCACCATCTATTGTCAAGTACTTTTTTGAAATTGGTCTTAATAAAGACCAATTTCTACGCAAAGCCTTGCAAGTTCCAAGGCTTTAACTGGGCGGAGCCCTTTCTCACGAAATTCCTTATATAACTTTTTTAACATACTCACTACCTCCTAAAAATTACTATATCTCCCTTACAAGATTATAATACCACACCTACAGGCGAATTACAATAGGTAAAAGTGCACAAATTTCAGGATCCGCTTAGTGTACATTTTTGTGCATTTTTCCTATTGACAACTGGCAAAGGGTGTGTTATAATTGAAGTTCGCGCCGGTTCGATCAGTGGCGGCGCGCCAATTTGTCAAGAAGAAAAATGAGCCTAGCAGTAAGCTAAGCTCATATTAGACCATTTTAAAACGCTTATCTGATTGCAAGCTCTGCCGACTTCCATAGCCTCGCGCTTTGTGTTTACTCTATGGCTCTTGTCTATGTAGTAGATGCCATTCTCAAGCCATACTCCACAATTTCCGCCGAAGCATTTTATCATCTGCATAGCTTCTCTAGTATCTGTTGTTTCAAGTCCTTCTGTAGCTACCTGCCAACCTGACTTGTATGTTATTGACTTACCATTCTTAAGTGTTAAACCATCGTTGTTCTGAAGCTTTCTAAGTGTTCTAATATTAATCATATCTATTACCTAACCTTTCCTTTACTGTAATTAAAGTATATCATAGGGGTTGAGGTTTGTCAACCCCTTTTTTGAAATTTTATAAACTTTTTTTGAAAATATCGTAGTGAAGTTTACAAGCAAGAAATCTCTTCTCTTCATAGGCTTTCCAATAGAGTCTTACTCTATTATTCTCCATACCAAGAGCTGTTGTCATTTCCATTCCCATTCTATAAAATCTATCCATATCTGTGTACCTCACTTTCCTTTACCTTATATATACATTATAGCACCATTTCAGGAAAAGTCAACAGGTAAATATGCACAAATTTTCAGTTTATTTTTTGTGCAGATCCACCAATAAAGCAAAACATGGCGCGCACCGGCCCAACGCGCGCCACCCAATCAAAAAAATAGTGGTCTATCCGACCACTATGTAAAGGGTTCCGTCAAGCCCTTCCCAAATCCCGTGCCCTTTGTACTTTGCTACAGGAAGCTCCTCAGCCTTAACCTCTACTACGTTCATCTCTTCTACGAAATACTCTTCACAACTCATAACCTTTACCCTTAATCCTTTTAGGATTTCCTTTCCTTTATCTTGATTTAATTATAGCATTGATTATGTTACTTGTCAACAGTTTTTTTAATTTTTTTTTGCGGCGTTCGATCGGCTCTGCTTTCCGCTAGCCTTGAGAGGTCTGTGCGGACTTGCCGCACCTTACTTCTCCATCTTCTCAAGAGAGATTTCTGTACTCTTGTTTATTTTCATTACTTCTTCCGTTGTTAATTTCTGAACTCCAATAACCATTCCTTCAACTCTTACTATATAACTCATACCTTATACCTCTTTTCTTTTGTTTTTCTTTATATTATTATTATACTCAAAAGAGTTGAACTTGTCAACCCTTTTCATCAATTTTTTCTATCTTTTTTATCTCATCATCATACAGGTAAGTGTTATCCATGTTGTCGAAAGTAACAAGAACCTTTTCACCTATTTTGTAAAAGTTTTCTTTGTCGCCAAACTCCCAAAGATTGCCGCTCTTATCTTCCACAATGTACCAGCCGCACATGTTAGTTACTACTGTACACTCTTGTGTGTATAGATTATAAGTCTGATATCTAACGATTAAAATTAATGCTACTAAACTAATGATTGCTATTGTTAATACTGTTTTCTTTGCTTGTCTATTCATCTTTATTACCTAACCTTTCCTTTACTATGTCTTTATTATAGCACCATTGTAGCACCTTGTCAACTACTTTTTTAATATTTCTGTGTAAAAGTTTTTCCGCTTGGATAATTGAAAACTACTTTTGATACACTCATATTTTTCTCTGCGTATGCCTTAACATACTTCTCTATTGACATCATCATATCTTTCATTGTGTTGAATACTACTTTTCTTACTGCTAAACCATATCCTGTCTCTACGAATAACTTTGCTGTGTACATAACCTTTTACCTTACCTTTCTGTTTGTTTTCCTTTACTATATTTATATTATACCTTGGGGTTGGGTTTTTGTCAACCCCTTTTTAAATTTCTAATAAAAATTTTGCTCTATTTTCTGTTACTGTTTCAGCCTCGTAGTAACCACTTACTGTGCTAGCGATTTCCTGAGCCTGTGCTTCTGTCTTTGTAATATCTACTAATCTTGTGCTTGTATATACGAAATATAATGTTGTCATATTAAATACCTTCTTTCTTTTGTTCTTTACTATGATATAATTATAATATATATTATTATTATTGTCAATATATTTTTATAAATTTATTTATTTTGTCATTTTGCACAATTTGTTGTGTGTGCTATTGTGCATGTTGCACAGATCATATGTTCGACTTATGGGTGAACATCTGTTTGGGTAGAATTGTACTATCCGGCATCATTTTTTTCAAAGGCTATCAGCCTTGAGTTTTACGGGGCGTCTTGCTCGGTGACGCCCCGTGGAAAAATCACAAATCTACGCAATGTAGGGGGGATATATTCTGGGATATAAATAGAAAAATTGGTGAAAATGGTTTTGTCTGGACAACTTTCACACCAAAAATTTTTTCATTTTCCAAAATACCAAATTATTTCCCTTTCCCACGACAAAAATTCTCCTTCTCCTCCACACCAACATTTCGGTATTTCCCCAACTCCCTCTCCACTCCCCCTTTTCCCTCAAAAATACCTGCACACCCCTAAGTAAACTTTTTTCGACCGTTAGCATAATTTTAAACAATTTTGTTTGACATTTTAGAAAATTTTTCGTATAATTAAATTAAAGAAAATATAAAGGAGATAACTATGGAATCTAACTTACTTAAAATGGATAGTGCCCTAGCCACATTGGAAGAAAGATGCCAAAGAGTTCATGAAATAATTGATAATACACCACAAGAGCAACTTAAACCGTATTACCTTGAAAAATTAGCAAATTACATTCTCTTCACAGAAGGCAAGAGAAGTGATGAAAATAGAAGAACAAAGCAACTCTTAACAAACAACAGAATGATTACAGTGCATCAAAGTGAAACTTCCTTTGAAGGTCTTATAGGCAAACTAGAAAATGGCGAAGATGGTATTTACAATATGATTGCCAACGACAAAAACATCTTACGTACTCACAAGCGACCAATCACCCCTGAAGATATTGCGGAAGTGCCCGGTCTGCGCGAGCTACGCGAAGAGATAGAGAAGCAGGAGAAACGCGCTAAGGCTGCGCGAGGCAAGGCCGCTTACACTCTCCGCAAACATCTCATTGACATGTACAAAGACCAGTATGTACTACTCGCCGCATACAAACCAATGTCTTTTGGTTCAAAAAATTATACAAAGACATTTTTAAAGATAGACCTTTCTGAGGAGATTGCGGAAGGTCCGGATGGGGAGGTCCATAGCACAGGTTTAATTAATCTATTTAATCCTGAACATGTATCTGCGCTATTGTCAAATTATTCAAAAATTAAAGAAGACGTTTGGGATAATTTTCAAGATGACATTCATTGGTTAATGGAAGACCTTGATAATTTGACAGATGCGGCGCTTGCAGACAAACCATTACTTTATGACCTATTAGTATACAAAATAGACGGAAAACAAAATCTAGAAATTCAAGAATTATTAAACGAAAAATATAATATCAAATATTCAGTAGAACATCTATCCTTTTTATGGAAAAATAAAATCCCTGAATTAATAGCAAAAGAACAAGAGAAACAGTGGCTTATTTATCATTACACAGTAGAAACAAAAGGAAATTGGAAAAAATGTAATAAGTGCGGACAAATTAAATTAGCTCATAATATCTTTTTTTCAAAGAACAGTGCTAGTAAAGACCATTTTTATAGTATATGTAAAGAATGTAGAAATAAGGCACATAAAGAAAAAAAGGAGTGATAATAAATGGCAGATAGATATTGCCCTAATTGCAGAAAGACAATGGGCGAAGTTAACTTCTATACTTATCGAAATAAAGAAAAGTGTGAAGTTTGCAAAGCCTGTCTTACAATGCATGTAAATAACTGGAAAGAGGAGACATTTCTACCAATCCTGGAACAATTTGATATTCCTTATCTTCCGCGGGAGTGGGTAGCTTTGCGAGATAAAACGTATCAAAAAGACCCTTACAAAATGACAGGAATGTCAGTTATTGGTAAGTATATGTCTAAAATGCGTATTAAACCTTGGACAGAGTATCGCTGGAAAGATTCTGAGATGCTCCAAAAGAAAGAGGAAAAGCGCGCAAGGTTGGCTGGGAAGTCCCAAGCGGACGCTCAGATGGAGAATATCAAAGAAGCATATGAGCGCGGCGAGATAACTGAAGCGCAATATAATAATTATAAGAACATGACTGCGGCACAGGAAGTTCCCCATGCATTAAACCCCGCAACTTCACCTTATCCAACAAATGAGCATCCTTTTCTTGAAGTGGAATTACCAGATGTATCAAAGGATTTGGATGCAGATGATAGAATTGCATTGGCTCTTAAATGGGGTCAATTATATACACCAATGGAATGGGTATCATTAGAGAAACTTTATAAAGAGTTTATGGACTCATTCACAATTCAAGGTGCGGCACGTATAGATACTTTAAAACAAATTTGTAAGCTATCCTTAAAGATGAATCAGGCTCTTGATAGCGGCGATATAGATTCTTATTCAAAACTTGCAAGAGCTTATGATGCGTTAATGAAATCAGCTAAGTTTACTGAAGCGCAGAATAAAGAGGATACTAATGGTGCTTTTGATTCTGTAGGACAGATAGTGCTATTGGCGGAAAGTGCGGAAGGTGGTGGCGAAATCACCCGTCATGACACGTCAGTGCCGCTGGATATATACGACGAAGCAATGATGAAGTTAAAGAAATACTATAAAGATTTGATTTATAATGATTCAAGTTTAGCACAGCAGATTGAAAATTACTTAAAGAGAAGAATTGCAGCAGATGAACAAAAGGAAGATGAAAAGAAAGCAAAAGAACAGGGATTAGAACAGTATGAATTAACAGATGAAGATATGAAACAATTTCAAGAATTTAAAGAGCAACAAGAGCAAGACTTTGAATATGAGGAGGAAGAAGAATGAGTTTAGAAGCTTTACTTCAAAGAACCTCCTCAGCAGAGGAGTCTTTTGTTAACCAAGAGGTTACTCAAGAAAGATTGTTAAATAACATGGAGGCAATCCGCAAAAAGATTGCCTTTTATCGTGAGTATCCTGATTTATTTATTGATGATATAAAGGGACCAGATAGTAGTTTTAAATTTAGATTTACACAGAGAGTTTTCTTGAGAGCTGTAATGAGACACAGATATGTTTATTGTGTGTTTCCTCGAGGATTTTCAAAATCATTCTTGGCGGTTATGGCTTTAATGTTGAGAGCAATTTTATTTCCAGGTAGTCAGTTATTCGTAACTACAGGCGGAAAGGAGCAGGCCGCAAGTATTACAATCTCTAAGGTTGAAGAGATTTGTAGATTACTTCCTTCATTGGCAAATGAAATTGACTGGTCAAGAGGAGCTTCGAAGAAATCCAAAGATAATGTAAAATATATTTTTAAGAATGGCTCATATATTGATATTCTTGCGGCGCGTGAATCTACTAGAGGTCAGCGTAGAACTGGCGGCGTTATAGAGGAGGTTATTCTTGTTGACAAGGACGCGCTGAATGAAATTATTATTCCTACAACAAATATTGATAGATTGTTAGCAAACGGTAAATATGCACATGATGAAGTAGTAAATCAGAGCCAAATTTATATCACAACTGCGGGATGGAAAAACTCGTTCCCTAGACCTAAAAAGTTCATAGGGGAACTAAAACCTGGTGAACCTCGAAACGAGGGTGTGACAGAAATGTTGCTAACACTGAAAGCATTGAAATATGTAACGGTGTGCCAAGCCGCATAATAATGCGGAAGGTTCAGAGACTATCGAAAGCACATATGTAAATATGGAAGCGAGTAGAGTAGATTTAAGGTGAAATTCCTTAAGTCGAAGCGCCAGGAATTTAAATATTTTTGGACAAATTCAATTACTTTTCCCTAAAGGAAATTCATATAATATAGCAAAGTAGTAAAGGAGATATATTATGTGGAAAGATATTGTTGGAACTTCTAATTATGAAATTTCTGAACAGGGAGAAGTTAGAAATAAAACAACCAAGCAGATTTTAAAATATTATTTAATGCTAAATGGATATTGTCAAGTATGTATTAAATACATAGATAAAGATAAGTTTAGTAAAAAATATGTTCATAGATTAGTGGCAGAACATTTCTTAGACAATCCATTAAACAAACGAGAAGTTAATCATAAAGATGGCAATAAAGAAAATAATAATGTTAATAACTTAGAATGGTGTACAAGTTCAGAAAATCAAAAACACAGACATTCAATTGGTATTACACAAACGTCCAATAGAAAAGTAGGTGCTTTTGATAAAGATGGTAAGGAAGTGTTTCAATTTAATTCAATTGTTGAAGCAATGCGATTTTTTAATAAAACTTCTAGAGTGAACTTGGATAATGCACTACAAGGTAAACAAAAAACTGCTTATGGTTATGTTTGGAAATATTTAGATTAAGACATAGTCCAATTTTATTTCAAGATAAAATGTATGAAAAACTTATTGAGATATTAATTAACTCAATTATTGAACCAGACAAGTACATGATTTTGGGCGGCGATTATTCATTAGCTATCCTAGAAGGTGCAGTTAAAGAGGACATGGTTGACCAGATGAAGCTAAATGGAACCTATAATGAGTCTTCTTTCGATAGAGAGTATGGTTCAGTATGGTCTGGTGATTCTGAAAATGCCTACTTCTCAATGGATGCGTTTGAGAAATGTAGAACACTTAATCAGTGTGAACATGAGTATAGCGGCAGAAGTGCAAAAAATGCTTATTATGTAATTGGCGTCGATGTTGGTAGAAAAGGCTGTAACTCAGAGGCTGTTGTTATTAAAGTTACTCCACAAGTACAGGGTGATTCATTAAAGTCTGTTGTTGCAATTTATTCTTTAACAGCAGAGCATTTTGAATTGCAAGCGATTCATGTTAAAAAGTTATATGACAAATATAATGCAAGACAAGTAATAATTGATGCAAATGGTCTTGGTATTGGTTTTATTGACTTTATGGTTAGGTCACAAATTGATGATAATGGCGAGTATTATCGTCCTTTTGGTGTAAGTGATGGAACTTATGAGAATGCTGGTCAAGAGTATAAACAATTTAGAACAGATGATATGGAAAGAGATGCAATGTTTTTAATGAAAGCTAACGCGCCAATTAACACAGAGTGTCATGCATATGTTCAAACTCAGATGGGTAGCGGCAAGGTAAAATTACTTATTGATGAACAAACCGCAAAGGCAAAATTACTTTCAACAAAAGTGGGTCAGAACATGACACCAGATGAAAGAAATGAATATTTAATGCCATTTCAGCAAACAAGTATTTTAAGAGACCAAATGCTTAACCTTTATGAAGATAATGAAGGTGTTAATGTTATCTTAAAGCAGACCAATAGGTCTATCCCTAAAGATAAATTTTCTGCATTTGAATATGCTATGTATTATGTAAAATTGGAAGAAGAGAGAAAAAAGAAAAGACATGGCAGCGGCATGTTGAGAAATTTTATGTTTTTTTCTTGATGTTATGGACAAGGCTAATAAAACGGTCTTGTCCAAATTTAATTTATATTATAGTAAAGGATGTGAGAAATATGAGAGCAAGTAGAGGGGAAATTAAAGTACAAGAAATTTTAGAAGAAGCAAATTTAAACTTTGAAATGGAATATATTTTTCCAGATTTAGTTAGTTCTAGCGGCCGCCCGCTGAGATTTGACTTTTGTGTATTTGATGATGATGGTGGTATTGATTTTCTTATTGAGGTTCAAGGTGAACAACATTATCAACCAAAAGGAAAATTTGGTGGAGTTAAAGGATATAATAGACAACATTTTAATGATACACAAAAAATTCAATATTGTGTGAAACATGGATACACTCTTGTTTCAATACCTTATTGGGAATTGAGTTTTGTAGATTTAGAATACATTCTTAAAGCAGCTGGTTATTGACATTTTTGGAAAATTTTGATATAATAAAATAAGCATAGGGAGGAAAAGTTCTTGATCAACAGATTATATGAAATAGAAAATGATGTTGCTCTTGGTGCTAAAAATAACTCTTTGCTTAACTATAATAACATGAAACTAGGAACCAGAGTAATTGAAGATGCAAATCTTCAGTTAGGCGTTTATAACAAGATTAATTCTAGATTAGCGAATAGGACAGAAGTTTTAAGAGCTATTGATAATTATGACCTTGTGAAAATGAGAGAAATTTCAGATTTCTTTTATAAGACAAGTGGATTGTACGCTAGAGTTCTTAGATATATGGCTTACATGTATCGTTACGATTGGTTTATTACTCCATATATTAATGAGAATAAAACAAAAGATACAGAGAAAGTGCTTGAAAGTTTTCATCAATGTTTAAGATTTCTTGATAATTTTGAAATCAAACAACAGTTCGGTGAGATTGCTTTAAAAGTACTTAGGTTTGGATGTTATTATGGTTATAAAGTTCAGACTGCGGACGGTTTGATTTTACAAGAGTTACCTCAAAACTATTGTCGTAGTAGATTATTCCAAGGTTTAAAACCTGTTGTAGAATTTAATATGGCATTTTTTGATGATAAATTTGCAAATATAGAACAGCGAATGAAAGTTCTTAAGATGTTCCCTAAAGAATTTGCAAAAGGATATGCACTTTATAAGCAAAATAAGCTTCCACCTATTTTTTATGGTGATACAAGCGGATGGTATGTGCTCGATCCTGAAATGACAGTAAAGTTTACTGCCAATGGTGAAGATTATCCAATGTTTATTTCAATGATACCTTTAATTATTGATTTGGATGAAGCACAAGATTTAGACAAGAAAAAGACTCTCCAAAAACTTGTTAAATTGGTTGTTCAAAAATTACCATTAGATAAAAATGGAGATATGATTTTTGACACAGAAGAAATACAACAGTTCCATCAAAACGCTGTTCAACAGTTATCAAGAGTAATTGGTTTGAATGTGTTAACAACACTTGCGGACGTTAGTGTTGAAGATGTTGCGGATGATGCTTCGGTGCAAAATGATGACTTAGCTAGAGTTGAGCGTCAGGTATATAATGAAGCTGGTATTTCACAGTTACAATTTAACACAGATGGTAACATTGCTTTACAATATTCTGTTACGAATGATGAAGCAACAATGTATAACTTTATTTTACAATTACAATCATTTTTAAATGATATAATTAAACCTTTTAATAAAAACCCTAAGAAGTTCTATTTTAAGGCTCAAATACTTACTACAACTATTTATAACTATAAAGATTTAGCAAAATTATATAAAGAACAAACTCAGCTGGGTTACAGTAAAATGTTACCTCAGATTGCACTTGGTCAATCACAGAGTAGTATTCTTGCTAATGCTTACTTCGAGAATGACGTTCTTGATTTAGTTATGAAGTTTATTCCACCTTTAAGCAGTAATGTTATGAATGCGGAAGTGCTTGCTTCACATGGCTATGAGATGCAAAGCCAAGGCGGAAATGGTGGTAAGGGATCTTCAACCGGCGAAAAGGACCCTGCCGCAGAAAAGAATGCGGGAAGACCTGAAAAGCCTGATGAACAAAAATCAACAAAAACATTGCAGAATAAAGAAAGTCAGAGTTAGCATTTATGGGCAAATGTATTGATTTATCAAATAAAAAATTTGAAAAATTATTAGTAATAGAAAAAACAGACAAGAGAAAAGGCACTTCAATAATTTGGAAGTGCCTTTGTGACTGCGGAAAAGAAACTTTCGCATCGTCTTCAGAATTAAATTCTGGGCATAAAAGATCTTGTGGCTGTTTACATACAAAGCAAATTTCCATGATTGGAGAGAATAAAGGTTATAATTTAACAGGTCAAAAATTTAATAAATTAACTGTGATAAATAAAACAGAATTAAGAAAAGATGGACGAATTGTTTGGAGTTGTATATGTGATTGTGGTAATACAACTTTGGCGACATCTTCAGACCTAAAACAAAATCGAAAAAAGCATTGTGAAAAATGTTTATCAAACAATTCTCTTGGAGAAGAAAAAATTATACAATTATTACAAGATAATAATATAATTTTTGAAAGAGAAAAAACTTTTGAGAATTTAATTAATAATGGTAAAAAATTAAGATTTGATTTTTTTATAAA